TACGTGCAAAGCGTTTCCGCCGTAACCCTATTCCACTGCGCTCTGTCGACGTATCGGAGCACCCACCGCAACTCTTCCCCGGTTTCCCGGTATGAGCTGTGATTGATGTCCTCTATATCGTCGCCCTTTTCCCACAAGTTCTGGAGATATCTACCGACGCACCCATCGTCAAAATCGACAATGTTAATGGCGCTGGCTTGGCACACCGAAAAGGCTTGTTTCGCCTTGTGATATACCGGTCGACAGTCATCCCACTCCGCCCAGAGCACCCCTTGTAACCCAGGGGGCCCCCATGCCTTACGAGGCACGATTTCCCTGCAACGTTGCCAGACACGGAAAAACCGGTCCCCCTCACGGGGATACCGACCGTACCATCGAACAACGTCGTTGTGCAGGTTAATGACATCTACGACATCACTTGGGAGGTTCTTTATGTAAAAAGGTTTAACGTCGACGCCACCCCAGAAGTGGCCTCCGCAACTTTCCCTAAACGGGCCAGTTGTAAAGGTCTTCTCCCGGTTGAACTCGAAGCCACAGAAACTCATGACTTCGACGACTTTGTCAACGTATTTCACAGGGCATATAATATCGTCCCCGTATAGCGAGACCAAAGATCCCTTGCTACAACACGCACGAACTATCGCGTAGAACAGTAAGGTCTCGAGCTCGAAAGTGAACCCGTTACCCATGGAGGAGACTTTCTCCCACCGGACATAGTTACCGTCCGGCAACAAACCCCACTCTTCCCGAAGGTCGAGTATGACTTGATACCAATCTTGCGGTAGCAGTGCTTCAACCAGGGAGAGTGCAATGTTGTCCGATGCACTGGACAAGTCGAGGGTCGCGAGACCCCCGGTTGCACTTCCTAGTTTAGCCAACACACGATGGAATTCACCGGCGTCAGCTAGCAGCAGCTTCTCACGTTGAAGGCGCCGCCGTATGAGTTTCCCCACTCCTTTTTGAAAGAAGAGGTTCCACGTCACACATTTAGTGGCGACACGATCACGCTCGAAGTTCTTCGGAACAGTGAACACCTTGTTAGCCTCAACGAGGGAGCAAGTTTCGCTCCAGCGAGGGGCAACCCGCGGTACTATACCAGCATCGCAGGGCTGTTCAAGGTCAAGGCCCGCCCACTTCTCAAAAGCAAGTAGGTAAGGCATAGCCGAAGCTGTAATCTGGGCTGATGAGGCCCATTTGTTATGAAGTGCAGCGCGTTTCCGGCTGAACTCTGATGTCGCGCCCGGGCCGAAATTACAGGCTCGGGGCAGCTCCTCCCAGGGGAACTTCCCCAGGATCCTGCGCACAATGTTTCGTGCGCGAGCCATGGTCTTCCGGAAGGTAGCGTTGTTAGCTACCCACGCAGACTCCCACATACCAGTTAAAGCTTCATTCGTTACGCGACACCGAACTTCGGAATCGAGCAGCTTTGCTATTGCTGCTTGACTGCGTTGCTCAGTCGTCTCCCGGTCTGTTGACTGGAAGCGCTTGACGATGTTAGCCTCAAGATAATGTGCCTTGAACTCTGCACACGTCTTGGACTGGATGGCTCGTTGGAAGGACATGTCCATAAGTTTACTGGACAAGGAAGCTGGTGACTGGAGAGCAGGTATTGCCTCTTCCAGTGCACGATTCAGTGCCGACATCTTATGCTTCGGTACGGGTTCGAGTTTCTGAACTGGTTTCCGGCCTGGATTGGCCGGAAATGACAATTCCCATTTAGCCTCCGAAGGAGGGATTAGGAGAACTCTTTTCATAATAAACTCCATATAGCGTTTATGTAATTACAGGCAAGACTCTTTACGAGTTGTTTAGATCCTGGAACACAGCTGCAAACTTCGCAGAGTTGACCCAGTCTCGTACCGCCTGTAACATGAAAGCCCGAACCACCAGCGTAGACGTCTTGCTGTATCGCGCATTCACATCGAAATACGCGTCAGAGAGTACGTCACCGGGGCACGCGCACGCACCTCCAGCCTCGGCAACCGTCGGGTAGTACAACTTGGTTAGAACGTTTACCTTCTCCTTCGTGACATTCACGCGGGAGGTAAGGTCAGAGAAGCCGGTCACCAGACCGGTCCCCTGGTTCTGCCAAAGGTGTACGCCGCTTGTGATACCGAGGTCGGAGTACGTTTTACCATCAAGGATGATATCAGACATAAAAGTGTCCTGTGTAACTGTTAAAACGGTTCTGATCGGACAGGATGTCTCGATCAGTGGAGCTCTCTCCCCGCGAACGCCTCGCCAGATACATCTACCTGACGAAGTTCTTTAAAACGGAGAGTGCGTTAGCCAAGTGGTCCAAGGACAACTTGTGTTTAACGCCCGGCATAGCCGCAGGCATGACCCCGCGGTGTAACACTTCACGGTCAAATAACTCGATATTGAGAAACATACGCGTTCGCGCAGGATCCTCTTCTATCGTAGTGCCCGTTGGTGCTACGGATCTGAGCCGATCGATCCTCGCCGTCCGCTTCTTGCTCATGGTCCCTTCAAGGAACCGTGTGCCATTAGCGGCTGTCATACTCCGGATCCAGTCACCTATGCCTAGGGCATAGTCGGCTAACCAGGAGTAACGGCAGAGCTCCCACGCAAGCGAACCCGGGTTATCAACCCCGAGCTGCTCTTGCAGGCTGGTGCGAATTGGAACCTTATAAACACAGGAGTAATCAATCTTAACGACTTGAACCACCTCTGCAATTATCGTAACCGGAGATCCGTT